ATAAACCAAAATCACCGCCTGAAGTAGTGCCATAACCTGTAGAAGTTACGCCATTACCCATTGTTGGGTTTAAGCTGCCATAACTGCTGCCTGTTGTTGTTCCAAAACTATTAGAAGTTACACCTGCACCCATTGAAGGGTTTAAACCAAAACCGCCTGAACTGCCACCAGCATAGCCGCTATTTCCAGCTAATCCACTACCAGTTTCTGACCATCCTACTCCAGTAGCAGGATTAATTGCTTCACTTCCACCACCAACACCACCGCCACCAAAACCAGCTTGACCTGCACCATAACCACCAACATAAGCAGCAGTAATGGCTTTTGCTACATTGTGCATACTTTTGCCAGGGCCTGTATTAATTCCAGCCGCATTCGCTTTGGTGTAACTGTCTTTAGAAGCACCGCCAAAATAATCAGTCATTGGCTCGTAATTTCGCTGAATTCCTGTAACTGGTGCTGTCCAATCAAAAACTTTGTTCCATACTTTAGTACCGCCTTCATCCATAGCACCAATAAATGCACGTTCAGGATTTTTTTTAAGTTTTTCCCATTGGTTGCCCAAATTGAAATTCTCAAATTTTATGACATTACCAAGCCAACTCATAATTTTGCGTAGTCCACAATTTTATAACCATCGTTAAGAGTATGTACAGCTTCAGGTATAACTTGTTCAACCTCATGCGCCATAACACCAACAAATTTTCCGTGACCGTTAAATTCTTTATCTTTAAATTCAAGTTTGTATTCGTATTCATATACTGGCAAACCATTAGGCAACCAACCAATTGCTTTAATGTTTTCTTTCATGCGAATGTCAGAACCCATCATATTTCCTAAATAAGCCGAACCCAATGAACCACCTAAACCTATTAAACCTTGATTAAACCCTGATTGTGCGGCAGAAGCAGCATTAGATGAACCTAAATTGTATTGACCAGTAGCTTGTGCTGCTGACAACATATCAGGCCCAGTTGTTGTAGCTTGTTGTGGTGCGTTTATAAACGATGGATTTTGAACTTGTGCGCCTGTACGCAATGCACTTAGTGTATTAAGTGGAAGGTTGTACTGGGTAAGGGCTTGGTTAAATGCTTGTTGTTGTGCAGTATTTCCAAATTGAGCGCCTTGCAAACCTTGTTGGAATAAGGTATTGCCAGCCGATAACCCTGATAATTGGGCTTGGTTACGCAAGTCATTTTGTTGTTGTGAAAGCTGTGTTTGCGCTCTGTTATACGCTTCTGTGCCAGGCACAATACCTTGGTTAGCCAACTTAACATCCAAAGATTCTTGTTGTTGCGCCATCTGTGGTGAAAGGCGTTGCATCATTAAATCTGTAGCTCTATCCCAGCCTTGCATACCACCTAAATTATCCAAAGAAGTTTGGGTTTGTGGAATATTAGGGTTAAAACCACGGCCCATTACATCTTGAACTTGCCCTAATTGGGCATTAATAGCAGAGCCTAGACCTAAACTGGTCTGATTTTGCGTGTCTAAAAGCCTTTGACCAACATTAGAAAGGCTTGTAGTAGCAGTCCAAGTAGGGTTGCCGTATTGGTCTGTGCCTGATTGCGTGTAATTTAAATTGCCATAAGGGGTTACTTGGTTTACACGGTTAGCGGCTGTAGCAGCCCTTGCAGCTTCAAGGTTGCCTTGTGCAGTTTGTTGCGCTGCCCCTGCATAATCAGGTGCTGCTGGCGCACTTGGCGCAGGCCCTAGTCCTAAAAATCCACCACCACCCATGTCATTCTCCTCTTGCTGTTCTTAAAGGGCATTTGATGTCGAGAAATCGACAATCTTCACGCCTCATAGCCATAATCACTAAATCACCATCCATGTGAGCATCAGGAATTTCGGCTACCACTTTAAAACCAAGGTGTCGGTTCAATCTTAGGGCATCTGTATTACTGCCACAAATTTGTCCTAGTATAACCTCAACACCTAGTTTATTAAAGGGGTAATCGAAAGCCGCCCACAATAAATCTCTACTCATCCAATTTACTTCATCTACTGCCGCAATGTGCATTTGACACGCTTTTGGCATAAAACTAGCAAATCCTACTACTGCCACCAAGTTACCGTCTAATTCCTGTCCTATACATACTGTTTCTGTAGGTAAAGGGTGATTCATCATACGAACCAGCCAATCTCCCATGTACTGCTGGTTTTCTGTGGTTACTCGTCTCAATTACAGTACGCTTCCTTTTTCCATTACATAGTCGGTAGATACCCAATGCACATCTATGCCTTTAGACACAATGTTTAAGTTGATACCTGCGGAATAGCCTAATCCTGTAACACCTTGCCAGTTGCGATAAACCACCAAATTACCAGCCCAGTTGTTTTCATCCCATTTTGCTTCATCCCATACCCCAATAATGGTAGGATTAGGGTTAAATGACACTTCACCTAAGTTGTTTTGGGTCTGATAATCGGTATTAACACCGCAAAAAATACCAGGCGCACCTGAATCCACCAAAAATGTAGGGCGAACCATCGTAAAACGCTTCTGTTGACCTGGCATATCAAAGTAGGTGTAAGCCTGTTGGCAAGTACCAGAAATAGGGTTTCCATCGTCAGAAAAACCATCATAGTATTTTCCTACAAAGCCATTTCCACCAAAATAAAGGCTGTCGTTGTGCATTTCAAACACATTGGCATTAATACCTGTGAAATTTGCCCATGCCTTAGAAATCGTGTGCATTACATACTGTTCCGTGCCTGAAGGGTTGGGAATGTTAATAAGCAACATATTTACCTTGGCAAAGTAAATAATTTGCCATCCGTACTCATTTGCATACAGGTCTGCTTCTTTACTAATTTCGTAGAAAATTTTATCGGTCAAAAATACTCTAGGGTCAAGACGGCTTGATTGTAATGCGCCTGAAAGCGGGAGTAAGCCACCTTGTGTCAAGATTAATAAGTCACCAGCCCATTTAAAAAAGCATCTACGGCTAAATACATAACCTACTTGCCATACGCCTTTTAACAGCCATTCCGTTGCAGTATCAGGGTCAGTACCGTTATAAACGATAACTTCACCCATATTGGTAATAAATACCGCATAGTCATCAGCGCCTTCACCGGCATCCAATGTCCAAGTTCCCATAGCTTGTAAAAAACCACCATCCCTAGCTATAGCACCAAAATACAATGGTGAAGCTGGGCCTGAAATAGCGTTTACATCAAGATACCAACAAGTCATGGAATCTTTTTCAACAAAGTAAATGCGGTTTTTAAATAGGTTTACTTGAATAAGTCTATTTGAATTTACACCTGTAATGCCTAAAACTGTGTACGAACCAACAACAGTTGCATTAGCAGCAGGGGTTGTTGCCATTGTGTAAGTAAATGCAGAAGCCCCAGTTACCGTAATGACATAAGAACCGTTATAAGCTGCTTCTACCGCACCTGAAATAGTTACAAAATTACCTGAAACTAAGCCATGTGGGGAAGCTGTAGTTAATGTAGCTAATGTTCCTGACCGTGTAATAGTGCTTATTGTTTGAGCAGTTGTAGTGGTAGCAAGGGTAAACCAACTTGTGCCGTTGTAGATTGTTACTGGGTCAGTTCCATTACAAGCAACAATATAATCACCTGAAGTATTGGAAAAGTTAATATACTGAAACCTATCATTTGATACAGTTTGAACTGCTGTAGCTGTAGGCGTAGAGCAATCGTATATAGATGTCCCAGCAACAGCAAATAACTTTTGAGAATTAGTACCAGCATAATTCATTAAAGTATCAATAGCAGTAGTAATTCCAATCGTATAAGCACCTACTACACTAGCATTTCCACTTGGAGTGGCAAGCATTGTGTAAGTAAAGGTTGTTGCTCCAGTTACAGTAATTACATAAATACCACTATAGTCTGCTGGCGTTGTGCCAGTAATTGAAACTCTTGCTCCTGTAGATAAACCATGAGCAGAAGCTGTGGTTAAGGTAGCAGTAGTGCCGACATAAGTAATACTAGATATAGTCTGTACGCCTGTGGAAGTAGTTAATTGAGAATAGCGTGTATAGCCTAACCTAAGCTGTACATCAGTAGGTGTAGGGTACATATTGGTCAAAGTTACCGCATCCGTTGGCGGCATTGATGCTAATGAATCCCTTGCGTTCCAACCACCAATAGGTGCAGTAATAGAAGCGGTATTAGCTGTAAATCGTTTGGCTTGTCCAAATATCATAATTAAGTACCATAGCCAGTATCAGGAATATTAGCGTAACCAATAAGCACCTTAGCTGGGTAAGGGGCAAATGATAGGTTAGGAGCGCCCTTATCTTGAGCCTTGGCAACGGATAAATAACGCTGATAATCTTGTTGCAATGCGGTAGTGTCAAACGACTTGATTTGGAAGTATTTGAGTTTTGTGTATAAAACAAGGATTCGGTCATCAAATACAGTCGTATCTGTGTCCATCGTAAAGCTGTTTATTACTTGACCGGCAGCGTTTCTTGCCCATCCTTTTGACTTGTATTCCCATCCTAAATACTCTTGGGTATTCATAGGTGGCCATACTTGGAACTGATTGTCTAAGATTCTCCAACGGATTCTAGGGCCTGTAGCTATGTAACCCGACTTGAGCCATTGCCATTGCTGTGCATCTTCAGGTCCAAGAGCTTCCCATCTTTTGGTCTTATCCCATTGAGTTCTATTGGTAATACGCTCAAAATCAGGTGGCAAAGAGTATGCAGTTTGGGCTAATACAATAGCGCCTGTACCCGTGCCAGAAGCCTGTTGGCTCATAACAATGTTTTGACCACTTACCGATACAACATTGGTGTCTTGGTTGATGTTATTGCCAGTAATTTGCCATTGGCTAGTAACAGCAGAAATGTCTACGCCTGCTTCAACAGCAATGTTTAAAGAGCCATTTACGGTTGTTGCGTTGCAATTAATTGCTTGGGTATAAAAACGGTATTGAACCTGAAGGGCTTGCCAATCATGTTCTTTGACTAAATCATATCCAGCGCCATTCATTAACGCTAATATTTGCTGAACATCCGTATTTGGATTACCAGCAACGCTAGTAGAAACGGCTAAATTAAGCTCATTCTGTACTTGGTTTACGAGTTGTAACATCGTAGATGACATATATATCCTTTACTTGGTTTTTCCCAAGTAGTTGGGTATTTGTTGCAATTATAAACAAAAAAAGGGGAAATATCCCCCTTTTATTTATTCCACTTCTGCCTCTTGTTTAGGTTTACGACCTTTGGGCTTTTTGTCTGCCATCATAGCCATCAAAGCATCAATTTGCTCTTGTTGTTTAGCTAATTTAGCGTCTGCTTCCATCTTAATTGCAGCGTTTTCTTGCCGTAATTTAGACAGTTCTTCTTCCCTTTGGTTGGTTTCGCCTACTTGGTCAGCCAGGTTTAAAAAGGCTTTGGCTTTGTCCCTAAATGAGTAAGGATTCATGCCTGCAATCATGCCAATACGCTGAATTTGTAGGTCTGAAGCATTGGCTACAGATTCTACTGTATGGAACTTTATTCCTTTTAATTCATCGGCTTGCGAGCGACTAATGATTGTCCATTCCTCAATCGGAGTGCCTACAATCTGTTCATGTCCTGCGGTTTGGTTCTGATAATGCGCCCATTGACGGGGAAAACGTGCCTTATGTTCTTCGTGTGCATAAGTGTCAATTTCGGTTAAGGAATCGCCAGGTACGCAAATACGGATAAAGTCAAACTCTTTGAATATGGGTCTGCCTGCAGCCATAGACTCATCATCTTGTTTCATTGAGCGTTTGTAGAAAGTTACTGCTAGGCGGCTATCTGCGCCCATATCATCGGATGGTAATGCCATCTTTAATTCTCCTAAGTAGTTAGGGTTATAAAAAGAAAAAGGGAAACCCCTTTTGAGGGTCTCCCTATGGTACTACAAGTTACTGATTAAACAGAAGCTTTACCAAACCAACCATAGTCACCTGCAACCATTGAAACTGCTGGGGAGATATAAGCTCCACCAGTAGCGGCAACAGTAAATGCTGTGGTGTTGATGTTGCAAGCAGTTGTGCTTGGGGCGATAGTAGCTGCTGCTACAGCCCAAACATAACGCAAACCGTCAGAAGCGAAAGTTTGTGTACCGAGTGGGCCAAAGTCTACTGATTCACCGTAAGCTGCAATATCTGCTGCAGATTGGGTGCTGGTCAAGTCAATGCCAGCGATGGGGAGTGTTGAATATGCCATGATTATTTCCTTAAATTAATTGAGTGGACAAGATTAAACAGGGGTTTCCCCCTATTTATTAGGTTGTCAACAAGCCCTGCAAGAAGCGGTTGCTGGTTGTAAGATTGCCGGCCCAACCATAGAGCTTAACGATAGCGTCTTGGTTAATAGACTGGCGCTCACCACCGATAGGTACAAAGTTACGCTCTTTGTGTGGACGGAAGAAAATGTAGTTGGTGTTCAACATATACATATAAGTAGCTGTCTGTTGGTCACCATAACCACCACCCAATACCACGTCAGCAGATGTACCGCCACCGTAGAACTTCAAGGAAGCAAAACCAGAAGCGCCTGATTCCTCAGAAGCGATACGCTGGATAGCTTGCAAGCTGTTTACATACAGTTGATACATTGTGTTACCAGCAACAATCAGGTCAGCCTTGTCAGTACCACGAATCTGCTTGATAGCAGCTTCAGTCATCTTGGCAAGAATGTTGGTTGTAGCAGGAGTTGTGGTTACACCAGTAGTGATTTGGTTACGCCAGAAATCCCAGTTAGCAGCATTAATACCACCGTAAGTACCGAGAGTAGGAGTTGCTGAAACTGCAGCACCTAGGCCATCCAGATTTTTGCCTCCGTTGCCTGTGCCGTTTCCAAATAAATCGCCAGAAATGCGGTTTAGCAGACGAGCTTCAGAAACTTGCATACGACCATCTAACAGGTCAATGATTGCTTCTTTGCTGCTGTTTTGCAACATTTCAAGACCAGACATCGTTACGGAGTCAGCGTACTGAGCAATCTTAAACTGAGCAGCAGAAATTGGGCTGTCAGGAGAAATGTTCAGAACTTCGTAACCGCTATACGAGTTAGCATTGTTGGTGTTTGGGTCGTTGTACATGATTTCTTCCAAAATCACGTTACCACCTGAGAATGGGCGTACATTGCCCTTGCTGTTTAAACGCTGAAGAATTGCGTTGTTTTCTGTTAAGTTGTCTGCGAGTTCACCGCTACGACTTTGAATCGTGGTAGCGATAATATCGGTAATAGCTGAGTTAGCAAATGCCATGATATATCCTTAGTTAAAAAATCGCCAAAATTGGCTAGTTAAACCCTACGGCTCATTGCATCACCCATTTGTTCTGCAATTAAAGACCGTCTATCCTTTTTATCTCCTGTGTCAGCCACTTTTCCGCTAGGTGTAACGGATTTAGGACTTACTGCAGCAGCCTTAGCCTTCGCTACTTGCTGTGCTTTGACTGTTGATTGTTTGGCTTCCTTCAGGAGTCTGTCCTGCTCTAATGCCCATACATCATCATTCATACGCACGGCTTTCTTGTAGGCCGTTTCTAGGTCTTGGGCTTTCCCTAACTCAAGTAGTTGAGCCATTTCTTCCCTTACCACATCAAAATGCGGAAATTTCTCCACATCACTACGAACTCGCTCGATTTCATTATTTAATCTAGCTTGTTCTTCCTGCTGGAATCTACCTTTGATAGTAGAAACCTCTTGATTGACCATGTTTAGCTGATTCATAAGTTGTTGTGCATACGCATCAACTTGTGGTGGAGCAGCAAACTGTCCATCTTGATTTAATTGTATACCATAATCTTGTGCAAGTCTTTGGAATACTTGAACTTTTTGAGCATGGTCAGCTTTTGACAAAATCATGTGCGCCCGACCAAGGTTATTAATCCAAGCGGCAGGGGTAATTCCTTGTTGTTGAAACTCAGCCTGGAATGGGGCAATAGCGTTTTCTAGCTCTTTTGCTCGGTCTGCTTCAGCCTTGTAGGTGCTTACACCTTTCTTATATTCCGACTCCCTTTGGTTGGAATATTGGGCTAATTTGATAGCTTCTTCTTTGGTTAATTGCTCACCTTGAGTCAATTTGTCCCAAATAGGTAAATACTCTTTTTTC